AAATACGATTAATTATTAGATTGTAATTTTGATTGATAATATAATCGCGAAAACGAAACCTACCATTTTTTAAAACGAAACCTACCATCTTTATGTTTTTTCACTCCATCAAAGCAAAGGCATTTAACCACCATTTAAGCGGTAATTCAATGCCTTTTGAACATCAGCAAAAAGCGCGGGAAATATTGCTTTTCAGCTGCATTTTATTTGCACTTTATTTGCTCAATTCGTAGAAAATCACTATCTTTACATAGTAATTAGGAGGTTATTTTGCGTCGGTTCGTCCCATTCGCAAACCTTTCATGCAACCAGCTTGTCAAGCAGGCTAATGATATTTGCCTTTATCTTGCGTCTGTCTCTTTCCCACTCTATTTGTTCCATCCCTTTGTCATATTCAGGATAAGGCTTTTCTTTAGTCTTAAACTGAAAATGCTTGCACAAGGAGAAAATGTAACGGTAAGTCTTTACACGGAAAACTTCGTAATCTCCCAGTAAAAAGCCGATGTTCTGTCGCAAATAGCCTGCTTTCTGCATGCTGTTGGTGAAGGTCTGTTCATGCTTCATTTCCCCAGTTCGAACGTGCCGCAGAAAGCGTGTATAATGAAAGCCATAATATTTGAAGTTGGCCGCCTTGTAGATTGTCCCACAGCCTAAACGGCCGTCGGCAAAACTTTGTATCGCCACGATATTGGCGTCCATTTTGCGAATCAGCTTGATGCTGGCAGCAATCAGCACGGTTTCCGCGTTCTTTCCGAGGCAGTCGTCAATCCACAACCGATTTAATTCACATATCCACGCTTTCGGGTTTGGGTGATGGAATATCTTTGCGGTAGGATTTTTCATATACCCGTAAACCGCGACACCAAGGCATTTGTCCGGTTCATCGGCGCGAAAGATACCGAAATTGAACACTCCGAAGCCGCCAAAGTTCCATTTATGGGAATAGTGGTGTTCTATCACCATTTGGCGGGCCAGTTCCTTTTCCATGGGCTTGATAAGCAAGTCACCGAGCGACGAGGTTTGTTTCAGGACAAACAGATTTTCTTTAATCATTCAGCATACTAACAATGTTTTAATGGTCTATAAATAGGATTTGAGTTATTTTTCGTACTTTTGTAATGCCAATCACATACAATGCGGCACTGCCGCACACAAAAAAGCGTCACAACGCGGTCAAAAGGCATTTGAGCCCCTGACTGTGCGTTGTGGCGCATCTTTGTGTTAGTATGTGATTGGCGTCCTACTAACAGGTCGGGGGCTTTTTCTTTCCCCCTTTTTTCCGGCTATTTACAGCTCTTCTACGGTTCCTCCATTACCGGTGGTTCCTTTTCCTCCTGTAGTTCTTTCCGGAACTTTTCCGCCTCTTCAATGGTCACTTCTTTCCAGTTGTCCGCCGGGTCATTGACCGCCAGATAGATTTCTTCTGAAAATATCCTGTCTTTGGGCTCTACCTCCTGCGCCTGTGTGAGCAGATAGCCCGCCGAAGGAATCAGGATGTTCATCGTTATTCTTTTGTTTATTGTTTTCATTTTTCTTTTTTTTATTATGCCAAAGTGAATCCTTTTTCTGTTATCGCCGCTTTTTCCTCCTCCGTTAACAGACTCCTCACCCGGGGAGGCAAAGGGATCCTGAATGGAGGATACCCGGCCTGCGCACGGTTGAACGAATAAGTCAGCAGTGAGTCCACCAGTGACTGACGGTTTGTTTCTCCGCCTGTACCCCATACAATATCGTTGTTTGTCAACAGCCCCGTCATTTCGGGATTCCTGCCCAGATTCAGCATCAGTATATAGGTTAAATTCGGACAGTTATAAGGCACTTCCATCGAATTATTGCAATTCGCCAGGTCTATGGAGGTTATCTTTGTCAGTTTCGAGCAACCATGGAACATACCCCGGAAATAAGTCCCTTTTGATGTATCCAGCGCCGGTATTTCTGTGAGCTCCTTGCAATTATAAAACATGTTGTCAAATCTGGTTCCGTTGGCTGTATTCAGGGTCGGGACCCTTGAAAGTGAGGCACAACCGGAGAACATGCTGTCAAACCGTTCTCCTTTCGAGGTATTCAGCGCCGGAAGTTCGGTCAGAACCCCGCAGTTCTGAAACATGGACTCAAAAGACCTTCCTTGCGATGTGTCCAGCGCCGGTATTTCTGTGAGCGTGTTGCAATTGGCAAACATATTACAGAATGAAATCCCGTCGGCCGTGTTCAGTGCCGGGGCTCTTGAGAGTGATTTGCAGGCAGAAAACATGTAACTGAAATCTTTTCCTTTGGAAGTGTCCAATTCCGGTGGTTCCTGTAGGGCAATGCAGCCGGAAAACATGTATTGGAACATTATTCCGTTTGATGTGTCCAATACCGGGACTCTTCTCAAAGCATGGCAATTACAGAACATACGAAGAAAACGAACCCCCTTTCCCGTTTCCAGAACCGGTGCTTCTGTGAGTTTCTCGCAATTATTAAACATAAATTCAAAGTTAGTCCCTTTGCTCGTATCCATTTCCGGGGCAGTTTCCAGGTATTGGCAATCGGTGAACATCCGGTTGAAATTTTTCCTTCCCGAGGTATTTATCCTCATGGGGAATTCCCTTACCACGCTGTAGCCGAGATTTACACCATCCGGAAGCTTCATCCCCTGTATCCCCTCTATTTTTTCTGCATATCCGGAGAACGGGATATCCCCGACAGTCTGCCCCTGCGCCTCTATTGCCGCCTTGATGGCCTGCTTTGTTTCGGCCAGCAAAGCCAGTTTTTCTTTTATAGTTCCCATCACACGACCTCCCCGTTAATATCATCCAACATCCGGCCGATTTCCCCGACCTTTTCATCCGTATACTCCCTCGCCTGCGCAAGGGTGTTCTCTGCCGCCAGTCTGACCGCCTTTCCGTACTCCCCTGTAATTTTCTCCTCGAGCGAGGACAGCAATGCGGTAAGGCTGTCACTGTCGGTGATGCCTTGCAGGAAACGTTCTATTTCCTGCCACCGGTTGATAGTCCTGTCCGCCGTGTCATTGGTTTCCAGGAATGTTTTCAATGTAAGGGCCAATGCCCACAGGGTACTGTAATTTTCCCCCAGCGTGGCAAACGTATCCTCCAGCCCGTTGAATGCGGCTGTCGGGTGCAGACGCTTCCGCAGGTATTCCAGATGGGTGTTGGCCGTGTCGATTTCTCCCTGCTGCCGTTCGTCCTCGGCCTCCAGTTCCTCGATGTTCCCGGCGATGTTGTCGAACTGTTCGGCCGAAGACCGCTTGTGCGCGTCATAGTCGCTTTTCAATTCACGGTGCTGCCGTTCGAGTTCCTGCCCCGCGGTGGCGGCATACTTGCCGTTCAACTGTTCGGGCAGTTCCTCTATCTGCGCGATGGGGATTTTGCTTTCCTCCTTATGGACGTAGCTGTCGAGCCAGTCGGCAAACTGCTCCTCCGTCGGGTACTTGCCGCGACGGAACCACGCCTTTAACTGTGCGATGCTTCTTATTGGCATTATAGTGTTATTTTATCGGGTTATCGTACTTTCATGATGTAGGCAAGGGTATAATACGGCGGGCGGTTCTCATGCTGTGCTCCACCACCTGTGGCGTCCGTGTTTCCGAACCGCGCCGTCCTGTCATGCTTCGATGTCGAGTTGGGCGAGGAGTTGCGACCGCCGCTTTTCCATTTACCGCTGTCTTCCTGCCACAAGTTCTGCGGGTGTGTGTGGCTCGGCATTTCGTTGATGGTAAGGGCGTGTTTCTTCTCGCCGCCCGTGTTGCCGTATTTCTTGTATTCGTCGTCGAGGTCGTTATACCCCACAATGAAACGACCGCGCAGGTCGGGAAGACGGAAAAAGCCGCTTTGCGTGGTGTAGCGCGTGCCGTTATAGTTCACACCTGTATTGAAAGCTGTGCCGAGGGCCTTGTAAAGTTCGGGGTATTCGCTGGTCTTCAACATCGCGCCGTCGCACAGGGCATAATTCTCGGGAACTTTCACACCCGCCCACATCTTGACGATGCCCAGCGGCTCGCTGACGGATTTTGCCGCGGCGTCAGACAGTTGTTCGGCAAGGTCGGCAATCAGCTTTTCAAGTTCGGCCGACGTCTTCGGTTTCTTGAATTCCGCCCATTTGAAATTTTCACTGCCCACGCCTGCGGCAAGCCTCCGACGCGTGTAGGCTTTCGGGTATTCAAACCCCTGCGCGTTCACCGGAACATCCTCCAGCTTCACGTACATGCCCCCTGAAATGTTGCCGCCCTCCCAGCGCAGAACCTCGCCGTTCGGGTAGTCCCGCGTCCTGACGAATACATAGCCCGGGGCACGCTGCGTGCCGTTGTTCGTAAGCTCGCAACCTGTAAGAATAAGTTTGTCGCCCGCGATATTGCCCAAAGCGGCCACAAGTGCCGTGCCCGCCTGCAACATGTCGAGCGTGTCGCAGTCAAGCGGAAAATCCTTGTTCGGCTGGGTCAGGAAATTACCTATCGTTTCCATTCTAAAAGTCTTTTATCGGTGTTTAATTATAATTTATCGTCCATCGTTTGGAGGCAAGCTTATAGGTGCTTACCACCGCGGCAAGGCGCGTCTCGTCGATTTTTCCCATAAGGGCATAGGGGACGGACACCCAGAAGTCGCAGCCGCTCACACCGCCGTAGCCGCGGCGGTTGATGATGAAAGCCTTGCCTCCGCCACGCACGGGCAAAAGGATATGCCTGTCCATGTCCCGCGTAAAGAGCCGCGTCCCGCGCAGCCCGCCGCTGTCCTCGTCGTCCACGGTGATACGACGCTCCGTCTGGTCGAAAGTGTCGTTCAGAACCGCGCGCAGGTGGCAGACCTGGCCGTTATGCCAAAGCCTGTAATCCTTATCGTCGCGCCACCGCATGAACTCGCCGTGCAGCACGCTGCAACCCTGTACCGCGCTTTGCATGAAAGCCGCCACAAGGGGCTTGCGCAGGGCTGTGGGAAGCAGCAGGAGTGCAAGGCGTTTTATCTTGACATCGTACACACTCATTTGTAGGACTTCATATTGACTGTTATGTTACCCGCGGAAAAATAGCCCGCCGCGGGGGTGAAACGGGCATCTATGCAGGTAGGGGTGCTTTCACCGTCCACCTCCGTGGTCGCACCGCTCATCTCAACGATGCGCACGCCCTCGATTTTCTGGAGTTCGTCCACAAGTGCCATATTGCTGTACTCACCGTTGAAAGGCAGGTTTTCGATATAGTTGCGTATCGTATCCCTGCACTGTGTCTCGACGGTTTCAGGCAGCAGCATGGCGTCATAGTACACATCGACCTCGCAATGGAACACGTCGGCCCTCCGGTTCACGAGGTTCACACGGACGCCCGCGTCTTTGATTTCCCCGATATAGGCAAGAAGCTGGATTTCGGTTTCGGCGTCAAGAGGCTGCCGAATGCCGCCTGTCTCCCCCGCCACCTTGATGGTAAGGATGGAGGCGTCCGCGTTCTCACTGGCCGCCGCATATTTTACCACACGCGCGGCCTCAATGTCGCCGTCGCTCATGCCCTCCGTGTCGTAGTGATCCGTGTCGGGAACGAGGGTCTTGTCTTTCATGAAGCCCAGCACCTTGTCCCTGTACCACTTCGGACGGTGCGGGATGATGGACTCGATGCGCTGTTCCACATCGCGCCTGTGCTGGTCGAACAGGTTTTCAAGAACCCACATCGCACAGGCGACGATATAGAAAAGCAGGCTTTCGAGGCTTACCTTGCTGAAATGCGAGGAAAAGGCCGCGCCAGTTTCAAACCCGTAGGCGCGGGCCACGTCGGGATTGCGCATGAAGTCGGCCGTCATGCTGTCTTTGATTTCTGCGATTGTACGTGCCATTGTCTTATTTTTAACTTACTACAAAATCTATTTCAATACCCATGAAGCCTATGCCCTCCTGCGCGAGCGCGGCCATTTCCTTCTCGCTCAATGCCGTGGCGGGCCGGATGCCCTGAACGCTGTAACGGCGTACCGTGTCGGCATTCTCGGCAGCCACCGTGTCAAGCACCTGCCCGTCCGCGAGGGTGTCCGTAAGGCTCACGCCGTTGGCGGCCGAAAGGCCGAAAGCGGCCTCCATGCTGCCGGCCGTCTGGACGGCCATGTCGAGCAGGCTCTGCCTGTCCTTTACTTTCACTTCCATATCACTCCACTGTTATAATGCCTCCTTCCGTTATGCTCACTTTCCGGACGTCAAGCCCGCAGGCCTCCAGCATCTTTTTGACCTGCCCCCTCCACATGACGTCCACCTCGCCGCCAAGCATTTTTTTCACCTCGCCGCCGATAAGCGGCCATTCTTTCCACTCGCCGCGCATGGCTACAAGGACACACTCGGCAATCTGGCTGTCGGTCTCACCGATTACGACACTGCCGCGCTCTATCAGCAGGTCGCCACTTTCCGCGTCTATCAGTATGCCGTTCATCCGTGTTTCACTTTTTCGTTTTCATAATCACCCCGCTGCGTCAGTTCAAGCGGGGTCGCGCTCCATGCGGCGGCTGCGGCGGACAAGGCCGCGCCACCGTCCTGCGGGACGGCCACCCACCCGGAAAACACGTTTTTCAGGTCGTTTATGTCCCGCTCTATGGCATTGATACGTTCTGTCAGCTGCCCGATCTTGACCGTGCCGCCGAAGCCGCCGCCGTTCAGCGTTATGCCCTCTTTCGTCAGTTCCGCGCTGGTGTCGTCTCCGACAGTCACGCGCACGCCGTCCTTGTCGGCCGAAATTCGGGCGGTGTCGCCGCTGATTACCACCTCGAGGCTTTCCACTTCGTCGGTAAGCAGCACCACGCCCGCAGCACCGTCAGCCACAAAGCCCACCACCACGTAACTGCCCACTTTCGGAAATGCCACCACGCCGAACGTGCTTTCCTGACCCGCTTGCAGGTTCACGCCCAGAAGCGGCGCGCTTTCATCCAACGGCGTGCAGTCCACCGTGCGCTTTCGTCTGTCCACGGCGTCCACAGTACAAACAAGGCTCACGCTCTGGCGGCCGCCCTGTGCCAACTGCCTGATGGTTTCTTTTATATTGTTCATTCTCCTACACGCTGGCCGAGCGTGATTTCCTGACGGAAGCCGCCCGTGCCGTATTTGATTATATTTTTCTTTACCTGATAGACACCTTTTTTCTCACCGTCTATCTTGATGCCGATGGCGTCCAGCTTGTCCGCCAGCCTGTAACCGAAAGTCTTGAAACTGCCCGTGAGGCCGTCGCGTTTAAGACGCTTGATTTCCTGCTGCGCCCACGCTTTGAGTTCGGCTTCCTGCTTGTTGTAGGTATGGAGCGTGCGGTGTTCGCCGTCGGCGTCGCCCACTTCCACCCTGATTTTTTTATTGTTCGGCATCAGGCTGATCGCTTTGATACGCAGGCGCATGTTTTCGGCCTTTTGCTGTTCGAGGCTCTGGTCGTCGATGATGTTCACCCCCGTGGAGAAAACCTGCGACGGGCGGCTCTCCCTCTCGAACAGCACACCGCAGTAAAGCACGGGGCCGCCGTTCTCGTAGCGGAAGAACGAGCGGACGCCGTTTTCCTGCAAATGGCCGAGAAGCGACGACACGGTGTCCGCCGTGACACGGTACTGCCCGAGGTTCTGTTCCCCCATCACGCGCAGCGGGTAGTTCAGGCCTTGTTCTTTCAGCAAGGTTTCAAGGTTCACGCTCTTGTAGGCTTTCTTCTGTGCCTCAATCTGCTTCAACTTGAACATTTCGTCCTCGCAGGTAATGACAACGGGCGTCTTAAACCCCACGTCACGCACGTAACCCACAAAGGCAAGCTGCAAGTCACCGTCGTAGCCCAGCCACACTTTAACCCCGTCGCCGCGCTGGACAGGTATCTCGGCCGCGCCGTCCCACTTGATTTTTTTAGGCAGCGTCAGGCGGCATTCGTCCGTCAGCTTTTCGGTGTCGCGGGTGATTTCCACCTCCGTGACCTTTTCAAGCCGCCAGGACTTCGCGCCCGTGATTTCTATTTTTGCCGTCAGCCTGTACATCGTTTGAATGCCGTTTAATTATCTGTTAAATATCATTTATTGGCTGTGCGCCTCGCACTTTAATACTCCGTGCTGTACACGTTATAATCTCCGTCGCTCATGGCCGAAATACTCACGCTCTGGTAATTGCTGGCCGTGTCCTGCGATACGGAAAAGTTCTTTATCACGATACTGCCGATGTCGAATATCTCTAAAAAGACGCTGTGCACGTCGATGGCCGCCTTTTCGTCGAAAAAGGCGCGAAGCTCGCGCAGCCCGTCTTCGGGGTATTCGTCCACGATGACACCGTTACGGACGGCGGCCACACCGACAACGATGTTTATCTGGTAGTCACCTTCATTGATGTATTCTTTCACCGTGCCGTCCATGCCGACCATCTGCGTGGTGACTATGTTTTTCGCGCGGCTGATGGCGCACACGGCGTCATTGATTACAAGCCTCTGGCCGTCCTGCTTGCGCAGTGTCAGTTCGCACAATACATAACGCCCCTCCCAATAGCTTTTATCGGTTATCGGGCTGCTGACCTCGTGCGGGGTGATACCGCCGCCGTGGCCGTCCCAGTTCGGGGCCCCGCCCGTACGTGAGGGCTGCATCCTGTACAGCAGCCCTTTCGCCTGTGTGGCCGCACCTGCGGCTATGAACATGAAACTTATCGGTGTCATACTACATTGCAAGATTTACGTCGTTTAGGGCGGACAGCAAGGCTTCGCCCACCATATCCTTGACCTTTTCCAAGTCTTCGGACAGGTTGGTGGTGTGTATCTCGAAACGCTCCACCAGCTTGTCCACATTGACCGTTATATTCCTGATTTTACCGCCGCCGTCGCTTTTGCCGCCGCCGACTGTTCCGAGGCTGCCGCCTGTCGGGTCGGGCGGCGTGACGGTCGGCACGTCCACCGTGGGGACTTCACCTCCCGCGGCGTTCGGGTCGGGCTTGCCTTTCTTTTTGGCCTCCTCCGCTTTCTTGCCGGCGGCCATTTCAGCGTTGTAGGCGTCATTGAACGCCTTGCCGACGTTCGTGCCAAACTCTGAAAAACCGCCTTTAAGCCTGTTTATGGCGTCTTTGATGCCCTGACCGTCAAGGGAGAAAGCGGCCTTTATCAGGTCGCCGATGCTACCGAAGACGTTTTTAGCCAAATCCCAGATGCCCTTAAATACGGCGACAAAGGACGCGCCCAGACCTTTCAGGGTGGCGCGGAACTTCGCCGACGTGTTCCAGAAGTAAACGCCCAGCGCGACAAGGGCGGCAATGGCCGCGGCTATCCACCCGATAATCGGGATGCTCATGATGGCCACGCTGACCGCACGGCAGGCGGCAGTGGCCGCCAGCTTGAATGCGCCAAAAGAGGCGGAGGCGACACCCGCGAAAGTGGCCGAGGCAGTCCCACCCGTGACAAACGACAGAACCAATGCGCCCAAACCTTTGAGGGCTTGGAATATCCCCACTGTGGCAAACCGAAGCACCGCCAGCGTAGCGCGGGTGATATTGACAAAAAAGCCGTTGGAGGCGAATTGCCCCGTAATAAGCTCGCGGTTCATGAACGCCATTTGCAGACGGGCGGCATAGATGAAGCCCTGAACGCGCGACCACATGGCTGCCCACTGCAAGCCCTTTATCCATGCCATAAGGTTGCCCATGCCGATAAGCAGCGGCATAAGCTGCGAAAGCGGAACGAGCGCGCCCATAAGGGTGGAAAGCCAGATGCCGAGGTCGCCCGTGGCCTGAAAGACGGTTATCTTGAAGTCCTCGAACTGCTGGTTTATACGCGCCTGACGTTCAGCGTAGCTGTCCATGATGATGGCCGCCTGTTCTTCCGCCGAAGCCGTGCCTGTAACGGCGTCGGTGAAGTCCTGCAAACTTTCAGTGCCGTTTATCAGGGCAAGGGCGGCGTTCGCGTTCTCACGGCCGAACAAGGCGGACAGCAGCGCGTTGTCTTTCAGCAGCGGTTTGAGCGTTTCCAGACGTTCTTTCAGCGGCTTCGTCTTATCTGTCAGGGAGGACACGTTGATGCCCGCCTTTTGCAGTTCCTCCTGTGTCTTTTCGGGCAGGAAACGGCCTGCGGCAAGGGTGGAAAGCACGTTACGCAGGGCGATACCGCCCTCTGAACCTTTCTTGCCCGCCTTGTCGAGCACCTGAATGGCGGCGTTCGTTTCCTCAAAGCTGACGCCCGCGGCTTTCGCGGCCATACCGCACTGCTGCAACGCCACTTTGATGGCGGGAAGTTCCGCAGAACCCGCCTGACCCGCCGCGGCCATGACGTTCATCATGCGCGCCATTTCCGCGCTGGCTTTCATCGGATCGTCGAGGCTGATGCCGTACTGGTTCATGGCGGTAGTCAGAACCTCGGCCGCCGCCACACCGTCACCGCCCATCAGTTTGCTGGTGGTGGCGATACAGTTGCCCATCGCCTGCAAAGCCTCGGGGTATTTGCCGAGTTCGGGCGACAGCTGCGAGAGCAGCAGCTTGTAACCCTCGACGGCCTGCGAGGCGTCGATACCGAAAGCCTTTGCACTGCTGCGGGCGTACCCCTCAATCTGTTTCAGGCCGTCGCCCACGACACCCGCGACGGCACTCAAATCGTGCATCTGGCTGTCAAGCGATATGCCCGAAGACGAAAGGCCGCCCAGCGTGTCGTTGAACTTGCTTACATAGTTACTTGCCAAATCCCAGACTGCAAGCGTCTGACCCAATTTGCCGAGCCAGCTGTGCGTACCCTCCACGGCGGCATTGAAACGGCCTGTACTCTCGGCCATTCCGTCCATCGTGGCGATAAAATTGCCGCCGACATTAAATTGGTAGTCGAAATTTTGCATAATCGGGTTGTTTTTACTATTTTAGCAACGTGTTACTTTTACACTGTTTTGAATATGGAAAGCATCTTGATTTTTATCGGTAAATGGTTCGTAATGCTGCCTGTCTGCATAGGTATCGTTATCATGCCATTTTATCTGCTCGGTGCTTTCGCCCGTGCCGCGTTCAAAGATTTCAGGCGGGCGTCAAGGGCTGGCATTGCCCCCAAACATTCCCGATAGCATTTCTGCAAGGTTCCTGTTTCGGAACTTCTCCAGCCATAACGCCTCGGCGTAATGCGCCGCCCATTCTTCATAACTGCCGACCGTCGGGTCAAGGCCGAGGTTCGCGCGGATTAAGGCACACCCCTTTTGAAAACCGTCCTTATCGTCGTCATCAGAAAGCTGGTGCGCCTCTACAAGTTTTTTAGGCTGCCCAGGCACGAGTTGAACATCTTACCCAGCTGCGTGGTCGCCGCCATGAACAGCAGCGCGTCCTCGCGCATTTCCGTGTCACCGCCCAGAAAACAGTTGTCATAAAGCACGGAGGCACTTTTCACCTCGTCGCTTTTGCCGACCTTTGTAACGGCCGACATCGTTTCCAGCGACGGGCGTTTGAAATAGGCCACATGCAGGTCTTCACCGTCCGTCACGTCGATACGGATAACGCGCTTGTGTACGGCTTTCCATTTGTTGATTTGTTCCTCGGTCACACCGCCGTCATAGGTCTTTCCCTGCGGCTGTTTCGTTTCGTTATTTTCCATGTTCCTATACTGTTTAATGATTGGTTACTACTGCCCCCATTCGATATGCGATGGCACGAGTTCAAGTTCAACCTCCTGCCCCGTATCGCCCTCTTTCCACTTGCGGCTGTTACCCGAAAACTGCACGTTGCGGATTTTGTCCGTCTTAATGATACCGCTGTCGGGCAGATAGGTGACAGTGATGTCAAAGGGTGCGAGGTCTTGAATACGCCCGTTAGGGGCTTGTGACTGGATAGCCTGCACTTCCTCCTGATACAGGATGATTTTTGCCGTCGGGGTAATACGCCCCTTTGCCCGGCCGACGGGATGGCGGCCTGCGCCGTACTTGTTTACCACGTCCTGATTGTCGGCATACTCTATGCCGATGATACCTGTTACAGGTACGCCGCTGATGGCTGCCACGATGTCAGCCCACGAACAAAGCATTCCGTTGATAAGGGGGATGCCGTTGTTGATTACACTTGCCATTAGTTCCTGAATTTACGCTGCGCTCGGCAACACTCAAATAAATTGGGTGTTGCTCTCACTGGCAGCAAATTTGTTATACTGTTTTAGCAAATCCGATTTTTACTTTGATTCTACGCATGACGCCCACGGCCACCTGCCGGATGACGATTTCCACCTCGCTGGTGCTTAACACGTCCTGCCCGGGGTCGATCTCCACCTTGTAGCCTGACAGTTCGCCCGCCTTTTCCATGTCTTCGAGGGCTTTGCCCGCCGTCGTTTCCAGATGGCTGACGCTGTACGCCTGCATCTTGCCCGTCTCCGCGTCGATGTAGATATTGCCGCCCAGCTCGGGGATAAGGCGGGTGCGCACACCGCGCACGGCCTTGTCCATCGTGCGGACGCTTTCTATCATGGCGTAGTCGCTGACGGCACTGTCCATCGTGTGGCTGTCGTTCACGTAGCTGCCCGCCTGTCCCACATGGGTGACGAAGAACAGGTAACGCCCGCCGTCCAACTGCTCGACAAGCGCCTTGTCAAGGTCGCGGTAAAGCGTGCCGTCACCAAAGGCGGGGACATTCACGCCCGTGGGGAAGTTTTTAACCCAGCCGATGGACTGATGCACGGCGGCCGAAGAAAGAAGCCCCAGCACCACGCCGATGGCCGAAACGGTGTTTCTGGCCGTCCTGTTGGCCTCGACCGCGTAGAGTTCCGCGCCTGTTCCGCTGCCTGCCTGCGCGATTACGACGCTGACGCGGCACTGGTTCGCACCCGCAACGTCCGAGGGCATGTTGCCCACGGCCGACACTTTCGGGGCATACAGCACGGAGAGCGGCGCGTTCTCGGTATCGAGCGCGTCGGCGACGCCCTGAATGGCGGTAACGTCGTCCGCGCTGAAAGCCTTGTCGCCGCACCAGATGGCCATTTGGCGGATACGTCCGTTGGCAAAGTTCTGCACCGTCTTGATTTCGGTGAACTTGTAGCTGTCCGGTTTCGTGAAGATGCCCACGTAAAGCGATATGCTCGGATTCACGCGGAATATCTCCGAAAGCTGGTAATGCAGCACTTTCACCGACCAACTGTCGGCCTTGTCGGTAATGCCTAATGCCTCGGCCGCTTCGATGGTCGAAACGGCCTGCACGTGCGCCGTCTTGAAGCCGTCGGGAAGTTCCGCGCCGGCCAGATAGGCGATGAAGCCCGACACATGGTCTTCACCCGCCACGCTTTTGGGCACATTGCCGTTTTGTCTTTCTATCTTTAAGCTGTTCATTACTCCGTCACTTTGATGATTTCCTTACCTGTCAGATCGGCGGCGTGATGCTGCGCGTCGGAGCGTAGCGGGAACGCCTGACCGTCGGACGTTACGAATACCTCCTTGAAGCCATGCCGCGCGATGGCGGCCTTGCCCGCTTTTTCCAGAACGCTGGCCGCGGAGCTCGGCTTCTTTTCCTCTTTGGCCGCCGCAGCCTTTTTGTCGGCCTTTTCAGTTTCAGGCGCGGGCACAACCGCGGCGGTCTTTTCCTCGGAGGGGGCTTCGGTGACGGGCGCGGGGGCTGCCTGTGCCGTCTGTGTTTCGGGGGTCGGGGCTGCCTGTGCGGCGGCCGCTTCTTTTTCCTTGTTCTTGTTCGTTGCCATAATTTTAGCGTTTAATTCGTTTGTAAAATATCCGGATTGCAAGGACAGACACCGCCAGAGAGAACATGCCTGCACCAAGCCGCAGGATGCCTGTGCCCGCGCCCGGTTTCTGTTCGGAGGTCTGGACGCTGTCGGACTGCCGTGTGCTGTCCTCGGCCGTGTCGGCCGTTACCTGCGCCTGTGTCTGGACATCGGCCTGCGCCGTCTCGCGGCTCTGCCGCTTCTGCCGATGTTCCTTGTGCAGCACCGCTTTCACGGGCGGCAACCCTGTGCTGTCGGCGGCCGGCTTGTCGGTGTCGTAAACTACCAGGTCCGTGACCGTTTCGCCCTCGCTGACGGTCAGGCGTTCAAGCATTAGGGTAACCTCGGCGCGCACAAGGCTGTCAAAATGCGCCTGCGCGCTCTCATCTATCCGCGTCTGCACCTCGGCGCGCGTCATCCGCTTCGGCGGCGAGCAGCTCACGAGAAACAGGGCAGTCGCCAGCCATAGGGCATGACGGTATTTTCTCGACGGCTTTTCGGAATTTGTCCACATCCTTGCGTAATGATTTGATTTCTTTTTCGAGCGGCTTCACTATATTTTCCATAAGTATGCCGCTCGCCTTGCGCACATTCTCCAGCTCGCTGTTCTCCACGTTCGTAAGCGTCTGTTTCATTTCAGCACGCAGTTTGTCGAGTTCAAGCTGGTATTTCTGCCGCAGCACCCTGCTGTTCACCCACGCGCCCAGCGGGGCGGACACGGCCGCCACAAGGGACGACACAATTATGGTTGTTAGTTCTGCGCTCATTGTTTTACTGTTTGATACCTATTTCCTCAAGCCACGCCGCCACATCGAACGACGGGCAGGCTTTCGCCGCAAGCTGGTTGTGCCCCACGATTTTGACGGAGGGGTGGCGCGCGTGGAAGTCAAGCACGTATTTCCTCAACGCCTCTTTCTGAGCCGCCGTGCGGGTGTCTTTCGGCTTCATGCCCGCATTGCAGCCGCCAGCGTAAACGACATGGCGGCTTATGCTGTTATAGCCCGCCGCACCGTTGGTAATTTCCCACGGATCGACATTCGCGTCCTCGTTGTTCGCAACCAGACGCTCCACACGGCCGTCGAGGTGGAACAGGTCGGTATAGCCCACCTGTTTCCAGCCGCGACCCGCGGGGGCGGGCGAAGTGTGCCAGCGTCGGATGTCGGCCGCACTCACTTCGCGCCCCTCGGGGGTGGCCGTGCAATGGATAACCAGATATTGAAGTTCGGCCATTGCTCACGTCCATTTAGGCCGAGGTCTTCGCGCTGATGACGGCCGCCGTGCAGTTCTTGTCGGAAAGCGGCAGGCAGATGCCCCATTTGCGGAAGTTCACGAGGTTGCGGCGATAAAGCGGGTCTTTCGACGCCTCACTATAATAGAACTTTACAGAGCCGTTAGCTTTCATCATGCGGCCGTTATAGTATGCCACGGACGCCTGCATGTCGCTCTCGGCGGTAGCCGCGCCCCATGCGAGTTTTTTCTTCGTGGTGGCGTTGTAATACGGCGTGCCGTCATACTCGTAGATGTCGAAGCCGTACAGGCGGCAGATTTTGCCCTCGGTCTGGTTGATATTGTAGTGGTCTTTGAACTTCTGGTCGGTTTCCAGCAGGTCGTTCACGTGGTCGCTGCACATCACCAGCACACGGTCGGTTTTCGGTACTTTCATATCGTCAAACTTGCGTTTAAGCGCGAGCAGGTCGGCCGTGGTGAACTTCTTACGCGTGCCGTCAGAGGCTCCCGTAGTCACCAGCACGGGCGAGGTCGCCTTATTGTCGGCGGGCGCGATGGCATGGATGGCTTTCTGCCTTACCTTTTCTTTCAGTGCCTCGCGGTGGCGCTCCTGAACGCTCCCCATCCTGTCATAGCTGCAAGCGTGCAGCTCATCGTCCGTAACGGGCGTGGCCGTGGTGTCGAAGTAGTCCAGCGAAATGGGTTTGTCCGCGTCTTTGAGTTCCTGAATGTTCAACGGATAGGTGGTGTTGTTCACCAGCACGTCGGGGTCACCGCCCAGTTCGGTGAAGTGGATAACGTCGTTATCGACGTACTGGTCGTAACTCTTGATCCGGTCATACCATCCGAGGCTTTCGGCGGCCGTGCGGAACGCCTTTATCATCTCACCCGTCCAGATTTCGGTAAATACGGTGGCGCAGGCACACCCATGCGGCAGGACGGCACTTGCAAGCAAGCCCGCCACGTTACCCGCCACTGCACCGGAGGCGGGGGAAAAGCCCGCCACGCAGGCGAGCGTCGCACCCGCCGCACTGTTCAGGGCGACGGATGCAATCAAGGCCAGAGAGGCCGTAAACAGATACTTGAAAAGTTTCATTGCTTTTGGTTGTTAATTGGTTATTTCTTGGGAATGTCATGACCGTACTCGGCTTTGTACAGGCGTTCGTAATCCTGTGGCCGCTGCTCGCGCAGTTTCTCCAACTGGTCTGCGGGGACGTCCGACAGTTTGGCATAGGTCTTCGGCTCGTCGTCACGCGGCGCGTCGGTCTGGCGGATTACCTCCGTGGGCTTCCTGACGGGCTGCATAAGCGAAAGGGTCGTGCGCAGGCTGTCGATGCCCGCGGCCTTGCCGATATTCACGAAATGCTCCTTTTTGTCGGCCGTGATGCGTTTCTCGGCGATTGCGCCGTCCACGACGGCCGTAATGCTGGCAAGCTGGAGCGTCTCCACCTTGTCGGCCTTTTCTTTCAGCAGGCGGAGCGCGCCCACTGCCTCCTGCTCGGTGGCCGTTTCCGACAGGCCGAGCAACTGCAAAAATTCTTTGTTCATGCTTTGAGTTGATTTATTGGTTTGATTATTATCCTCGCCGTCGGGGGCAGTTCCCGACGGGTCGTCTTTCTTTTCGGGTGCAAGCAGGGGCAGCGCGTCACTGTCCTCGCCCGCGGCAAGTTTCAGCACTTTGCCGCTGCGGTCGTACAGTTGCAGGGCTTCATCGTTGCCGCCCATGTCCACGATGCTGACCTCTTCCAGACGGCAACGGGTGATGGTGCGCCGCGTCTGGCCTTGCAGCAGGTGTTCGGGCGCGTCGCTGGTCTCGATGATTTCGATACCCGCCGATGCCATGCGCAGAAAACCGTTCTCCCACTTGCTTTCTATCTTCTTGGCGAACTCGTCGTTCTGGTCGAAAACGGGCGTGCCGATCAGGCGGTCGCCGTCCGTGCGCAGGTTGTCGATGCGCCCGATGGGCATGGCGTCGCGGTCGAAGCTGCGGCGGTGCATCCACAACAGCAGCGGGTTTTTCCGGAACTGTGTCAGGTCGATGCCCGACGTCAGCACGCGGCCGCCGTAACAGTTCAGGCCGCTGGTGCTTATGATTACTTCTTTTGCCATTTGTCTGTCTTAAAAAGCGGGCGGCCTGCGCGGTGCATGGCACAACCACCGCCCGCAACTGAAACAATCCTCTTACCTTAAAAATACCATTGTAGCGGGGGCGGGACTCGAACCCGCGACCTTGAGGGAATGAACCTCACGAGCTGGCCGTCTGCTCTACCCCGCGATGTTTGATGATGCAAATTTTCATCTTTCCCCATGCACGGACAAAAAGAGTGTAAAACTTTGCATATCTTTTTCTTGCCATCGCCCGATAGTGCCACTTTTGCAGGAGCAAAAGCCCCGTTTTGGGGCAGGTTTAATATTTAATTTATGAATGGCAACGAAAAAGGAATTCGAAGAAAAGAAAGAGTATGCGCGCCTGCTTTTCATGCAGGGGGAGACACAAAAGGTCATTGCGGAAAAGGTAGGGGTATCGGCCGTAACGATTAACAAGTGGGTGGCCGAAAACGGCTGGCAGGAACAACGCGCGGCGTCCAACATCACACGCCCCGAACTGGTGAACAAACTGCTGCACACCATTGACAAACTCATCGAACAGGTAAACGAAAGCGAAGACCCCGAAGCAATGGCGGGGCTGGGCGACAAGCTGGCGAAACTTTCAACGACCATCGAACGCCTCGACAAAAAGGCGTCCATCGTGGACGTGATAGAGGTATTCATGGCCTTCAGCAAGTGGATGCAGTTCCGCATGTCGTTCGACGACGGGATTACGCCCGAACTGCTCAAAACCATCAACAAGTATCACGACCTGTATATCAGCGAACTGTTGCAGAACAAATTCAACCAGTAGCCTATGGCTTCAAAAGCGGAATTAAGGGAAGCGGTCGAAAGGTGGCAGAAGCACTGCGAGACGGTGCAGCAGGCCACCGTGGTGAATACCGCGGAAACGGAAAGGGAGAAAATGGCGCGTATCAGGCGCGTGCGTTCCGACTATGCCGCGTTCGTGGATTATTATTTCCCGCACTACACCGTGAACCCAGAAACGGGAAAACAGACGCCTTGCGCGCCGTTCCATATCAAGGCGGCGAACAAGGTGCTGAAAGAACGCAACCTGAAAGCGGCGTTCAAATGGCATCGCGGCGCGGCAAAGTCCACACATCTGGATATTTTCATACCCATGTGGCTGAAATGTCAGGAAACGCGCCAGATTAACGTCATGGTGCTGGTGGGCAAAAGCGAGGACAACGCGAATACCCTGCTGGCCGACATACAGGCGGAATTGCAGTTCAACCAACGGTATATCCACGATTTCGGCCAGCAGTACAACAACGGTTCATGGGAGGAGGGCGAGTTCGTGACAAAGGACGGCACAGCATTCTTCGCACGTGGTCGCGGGCAGTCCCCGCGCGGTCTGCGCTACCGTAGCCACCGGCCCGACTACATCGTCATAGACGACCTCGACGACGATGAACTGTGCGAAAGCCCCGCACGCGTCACCCGTCTTACAAATTGGGTGAAAGAGGCCCTGTTCGGCGCGCTGGACGGCGGACGCGGACGCTTTATCATGGTGGGCAACCTCATTTCAAAGAACAGCGTGCTGGCCAACTTCTGCGCCATCGACGGGGTGCATGTCTCGCAGGTGAATATCTGGGACAAGGACGGTAACGTGTCATGGGCGGCCAAATGGACACCCGAAGAAGTGAAAAACATCGAAAGGTTTCAGGGGTATCGCTCGTTTCAAAAAGAGTACATGAACAACCCCATCACCGAGGGTGCGGTATTCCGTCAGGACTGGATTAAATGGGCGACACGTCCCAAATGGAAAGAGTTTGAAGAACTTATCCTGTACATCGACCCCGCGTGGAAAAGCAGCGTAAAGAACGACTACAAGGCGGCAAAACTGTGGGGAAAACGCAAAACGCAACTGTGGCAGCTGCGCGCGTTCGTCAGGCAGGCGACCATTCCCGAAATGGTACGGTGGTGTTATGACCTGTTCGAGTGGGCACAGGAAACGGGTATCGCGATAAAGTTCTACATGGAGGCCAATTTCATGCAGGAGGAAATTCTAAAAGATTTCAAGACGGAGGGTGATTTGCGCGGCTACCAGCTGCCCATTCTGGGAGACAAGCGCAAGAAGCCCGACAAGTTCCTGCGTATCGAAAGCAGCGCGGCAAACTGGGAACGCGGCTTCGTCTATTATGACGAAAGCCAGAAACAAGACCCCGACATGCTCGCGGGACTGGAACAGACCCTCGCGTTCCAGAAAGGGATGCGGGGGCACGACGACGCGCCCGACGCCGACGAGGGCGCAATATCACTGCTTCAAAAGCACTCACGGATCAGTAGTTTCACTCCGTCGTTCGGCAGGCGGAACAATGCAAAAAATGTATCATGGTAAGAAAAAACGTGCAAGAGAGAGCAAAAGGAAATGAATTTCATTTTGCCGAGCGCAGCCGTTTTGGGGCTGTGCCAAAGTATTTCAAAGCACTTGTGTTTGAATGGCGGCTGAAACGCGCCAAGAAAAAAGCGGCCTGCGACGCCGCACTGTACGGGAAAAAGTTTCTGGTGGTCGTATTCGGCGGAAAGCCCGTCGTGGTTTCCATGCAGGGCATTAAAAAGCTGATACGGCAGCACCGTTTCCGGGAGGGGTTCACGGCCGAGAAAGCCGAAAAATGCGCACTGTATGTCGCCATCCCTGACAACTCAAAAAAACAGACGCCATGTTCCTGACGATTGAAGACTACCAGACCGTGTGCGACAGTTTCGAGTTCGAGCAGGTGACGGCCAGCGAAACGGAACGCCTCAAGGCGGAACGGGCGGCAATGGAGCATATTTGCAGCTACACCCGACACCGATACGACATGCGGCAGGCCTTTGCCGCCGAGGGTGAGCAGCGCAACGCCATGCTGGTGCAGTGCATGGTGAACATCACCCTTTGGCTGATGATTCACCGACAGCCGCAGAACATGGGACACGAAAGGCGCGAATGCCTGTACAACGATTCGGTGAAATGGCTGCGCGACGTCCAGAACTCCAAAGCGTCGCCAGACCTGCCGACATATACAGGCACGGACGGGGAAACGGACGCACACAACCCCGTCCGTTACGGCTCTATGCCCCCGAATAGATACGATTATTAAACGGTATTTAATCACTAATTAAATGGACTTAATCAGTAGCATTAAACAGGCTTTCACGCGGCGCACATACACCGAGGCGGACATGGACAGGCTGATACGGTTTGCCAAAAGCAAACAGGGGCTTAAACTGACCGCGCAGTTGATGCAGCAGACCGACAGCCTGACAAAAAAAGACATTGCCACATGGCGGCAGGCATGGCAGGCCGCCATAAGCATAGACACGCCGAACCGCGCGCGGCTGTACGACATCTATACCGACTGCCTCGTGGATCTTCACCTGACGGGATGTATCGGACAGCGGAAAGGAAAGACGCTGCAAAAGGATTTCCGACTGGTGGGAAAGGACGGTAAGGAAAAGGCCGATGCCACCAAACTGCTGCAAAGGGAGTGGTTCAACGATTTCTGCGACCTCGCGCTGGACAGCCGTTTCTGGGGGCACAGCCTCATACAGCTGGGCGACATCGTGTCGGACGAGAACGGGATGCGCTTCGAGGGCGTGGAAATTGTGCCGCGCAAGCATGTATGCCCCGAATACGGGGTTATTACGCCAGAACCCGCCGCCGACTGGCGCACGGGCATACCGTACCGCGACGGGGATTTGTCCCTGTGGTGCGTGGAGGTGGGAAAGCCCAAAGACTTGGGGCTGCTCCTCAAATGCGCGCCCTCCTGCATAAGCAAAAAAAACATGCTGGCGTTCTGGGACATGTTCGGCGAGATATTCGGCGCGCCCATGCGCGTGGCGCGTACCAACACAACAGACGAGGCCGAACGCCGACGCATTGAGGGGTCGCTGGACAAGATGGGCGCGGCATTCTGGGCGTTGTTCCCCGAGGGCACGGACATCGAAATTAAGGAAAGCAGCCGCGGGGATGCTTACAACGTCTATGACAAACGCGTGGACAGGTGCAACAGCGAACTGTCCAAAGGCACGCTGATGCAGACAATGACCATCGACAGCGGTTCGTCCCTGTCACAGTCGGAAACGCACCTTGAAATTTTCGAGGACGTGGTAAAGGCCGATGCAAAGATGGTGGCAAATGTAGTAAATGACAAACTGCTGCCACTCATGGCGCGGCACGGTTTCCCCGTGCAGGGGCTGACGTTCCAATGGGACGACGCCGCGTCGTTCAGCCCCGCCGAAAGGCGCGAGGAGGAACGCCTGGTGCTGGAATATTACGAAATTGACCCGCAGTATTTCGTCGACAACTACAACATCCCCATCACGGGCGTGCGTGGGGCAAAAACACAGCCTGACGCTTTTTTCGGGTAAGCCCCACGGGTGTGGGGCTGCGCAAGGGGTACAAGGCTTTCAACGCGGCATTGCGTTCACTTTACGGGCGTGAACTGCTGACGCTGGCCGAGGGCGGCCGCCCGTTTGACTTCGACGACGCGCTGTTTGACGAGGCGGCAAAGACGGTGTACCGGAACGGGGGATTTGATGTTTCATGCCTGACAGAACCGCAGGCGCAGGCTCTCATTAACGAGACGCTGCGCGTGATTGACACGGCCGTCGGCAGCGCGCTGCCCCATGAAGTGCCCGACACCATACGTTACGCCCTCGAAAACAACGCTTTTGTGTTTTCGGGGTTTAAGACGTTCCACGCGCTGCGTGAAGTGGGGCTGTCCATGCTCACGGAAAAGGGCGACATCAAACCGTTCGGGGAGTTCCTGACGGACGTAAAGCAGATAAACGCGCAGTATAACCACAATTACCTGTACGCGGAATACAACCACGCGCTCGGGGCGGCACAGATGGCGGCCAAATGGCACGACTTCGAGCAGGACGGCGACCGTTACAACTTGCAGTACCGCACGGCGGGCGACGACAAGGTGCGCGAGGAACACGCCATACTCAACGGCACGACACTGCCGCCGTCCGATCCGTTCTGGGACATGTTCCTGCCGCCGAACGGCTGGAACTGCCGATGCACGGCCGTACAGGTACGAAAGAACAAATATCCCGCATCCGACCCCGAACTGGCTATGAAGCAAGGCCAGAACTGCACGGAGGGGGCAAAAAAGGCCATTTTCAGGTATAACGCTGGAAAATCGCTGCAACTCTTCCCGCCAAAACACCCGTATTTCAAAGCACCCGCAGAGGTAAAGCAGGTCATCGAACAGGTGACGCAGGAAGCTATCAGGGAGAAACGCATCCGTGATATGGTCGAGGAACTGCCCGACAACCTGACGTCTGACGAAAAGCAGGCCATTGCCGTGCACAATCTCGAAATAGAAGAAGCCCTGAAAATAACAAAGGGAAAGCCTATGACCGTCGAGCAGGCCGACCAGCAGCACGCCAACCCGAACTACGGGAAAAAGCGCGAGTATGGCATAAACTGCCAGACCTGTACGCCTGCATACGTTTTGCGCACGCTGGGATTTAATGTTACGGCAAAGCCTAACACTCGCGGTTCAAAGCTGGACTATTTGAGCCGCGGGATGAACGCATGGGAGGTATGGAAAAATCCAGACGGGACACAAGCCGTACATGTAAGTGTGAACAACTGGCTGGCAAGCAAGAAATATGCACGAATGACCGAAAAACGCTGGCTGGAATACTTCAACGAAACATGTAAGGAAGTCGGGATTTACGGGTTGTCTATCGGATGGAAACGGGGCGGCGGACACATGACCGTCTTACAACGTTTTCCTGACGGTGAGCTGCGTTACATAGAGCCGCAGCACGATAATTCAAAGGGGTCGGGACGCGAAAGTTACGACCTTAATTTTCTGGCAAAGTACGGAAGTGGCACGCAGGCAGATTGCAGGGGAATAATGCGAATAGACAACAAACTATTCTGCACGGACTTTATCGAGATTTTCGATAAGTAAATCCAGAATGTCCAATGCTTCAAAGCCTGTTATTTCAGTTACTTTGTCGCTTTTGAAAAGGTAGATGTATGGAAAACCCGTATTTGCGTCCTCTGGGAAACGGAACAAAAAAGCGTCCTTACCCTTGTACTTACCGAGGTAGTCAAAGGCATCGCCGTAAAGGTCGATAAGGCTTTTTGCGGCACTCTTTATTTGTTCGGGCACTTTCATATTGGCAAAAGTACGAATTATTTTTTGTTTAATTATAAAAATAGCACCCAAAATGATAGACGGGGAACAACTTAAAAGAAACATATTGGACGATATGCGCGTGGAACTCGCCGACGAGTTCGACAAGAACTTCGACCGAAAGGCGTTTTTCACAAAGAAATGGAAACGCCGAGCCAACCCTAACGCGAAAGGGTCGCTGCTGATGGTTACGGGAACAATGCGCCGAAGTGTCAAAGCGGAAGTAAGGGACAACGGCGTGCGGTTCACGTCCGCCGTGCCATACGCAGCCATACACAACGAGGGCGGAACGGGAACAAAGCCTGTGCGGCAGCATACCCGAACCAGCAGAAAGGGAAAACAATACACGGTAAAAGCGCACACACGGAAATTCACCATGCCGAAGCGTCAGTTTGTAGGTGACGGCAAACGGACGCAGGAAATAATAAAGGGCGTTATCGCGGATAACGTCGCGGATTTCAACATGCAACTGTCTAAATTCATAAGGAAATGAGAAAACAGATTTTTCAGGCCATCTGCACACGTCTTACCGAGCGCGTGCCAGATATTCAGTTTATAGACCTGTGGAACAACAACGTCCAGACGCTTAGCGGCGGCGCGGTATGGCCTTTGCCTGCCGTGTTCGTAGAGTTCGAGCCGATAGAGTGGCGGCAGCAGAACAACGGCGCACGGCGCGGCGACGTGGCCGTGCGCCTGCATCTGGTGACGCGAGCCGTCAGCACACACGGGACGAAAGACCCGAAAATGTCCGATGCGCTGGGGTTTCTTGATTTGATAGACCAGATAAACGCCGCCATGCAGGGATTGAGGGGTGATAACTTTTCAGGCTTCCAGCTAACCACCTCGGCGACCAACCACGACCACGCGGAACTGATGGAGAGCGTCGAGCGGTACACCACCAGCGCGCAGGACATCACGGCAGTGCCGAAAGCCGCCAGGGTGACGGGGATTGTCCCGACGCTGCGGAAAGGGTAAGAAAAAGCCCCGCGTTCAGGTCGCGGGGCTTTCACTGATTGTATCCCATAGGGAGAGTTGCTGCGGCTGCTGCACGGGCGGAGGCGTCGGTATGCCTAAATAATTCAGGTAGGTGCGGTAGCAGATTTTGAACTTCGGAAAAATATGCTGCCGCCATACGGCCTTGTAACACCGCGACTGATTGCCGCTTTCATAGTGCTGCTCGGTAATGGCGCGAACCATCCTTACACGCTCTATGGTACTTTCGTGGTGTTTTCGTTTCTCCATCTGCTAATTTTTACTACCTTTGCAAACGTCCTTTTGCAAAGGCTTTGCGCTGGCTCGCTGTTAATTATGCAGATGGAGCTGGCGCGGCTTTTTATTCCACGTCGGTCATGCCAAGCGGAATATTCACCCAAGCACCCTTTTCGTTCTTGTATTCAGCACGAATGTATTTCTTTGTTTCAGTGGGCTGGTAACTTTCCTCGATGATTTGCACACCCTCGATAAAACGCTCGTTGCCCGTTTCCTCGGCCATCTTACGAAGCTGGAGTACGCGGCTGGCCTTGATGTTCCCGCTCTGGTCACGGGAAAGCAGACGCAGAACGGCATTCACAAGGGCTTTGCTCGTTTCGTCTTTGGCAAGGCTTTCAATGTATGCCTTGACCATTGCGATGCCGTCCTCCACTGTATCACGGTAGCCGTCGATGGTGTTCACGCCGAGGGTAAGACGCAGTTTGCTGTCGCTGGCCGTAAACGTGTGGCTGCGCTGGTCGTCTTTCGTCAGCCCCAACACCTCCGACTTCATTTTCAGAATGGCATCGAAGTTGCCGAAAACGGTGTTCTTAACCGTCTTAATCTGTTCGCTCAACTCTTGGAGGACGGGCAGCGTGGTACGTAGTTCATCGTCCACCATTGCGGCGTAGTTCTCACGCTGCTGCTTGCGCTGTGCCGCAGCTTCTTTCTTTTGCTTTTCTGCGCGGTACGCCTCGAACTCTTGGCGTTCTTCCGCGGTCATTGTTACATTTTCCATATTAAACGGATTTTGAAGTTATTAAAAAGGGATTAAATACTGTTTAATCGTTGTCATAGTGCTGGTAAATATCATCGGCGTATTCGGCCATGTCGGCCTGCGTTTGCGCCCATTCGGCAAGTTCCTGCATGAACGCCGCGTATTCCTCGCTTCCCATTTCGACGGTGCGCTCCCTGATGGCGCGCTGCACGTCTTTCATTACTGTACTGCTCATGTTTAATTTTTATTACTATATCATTGAAATGCTTTGCTGTCATGGCAAAAACTCGACACGCCTGCGCGAACTCTGAAAGGGACACCGCACACTCGCGGACGTATTTTGCGTTAATTTTCCATTGCTCCATAAACTACTGCGTTGATGGTTTCCACTCGATTGTTATCACGGCATCGAGTTTTCCGCTTCCGTTACACACGGGGCAGTCTTTTTTCACACACTCCCGCTGATGTTCACCCCAAAAGAAGCCGTTACCGTGGCAATACCTGCACGAATGGCCGTTGCTGGTAATGGTTTCTTTCATGTTGCCAACCCCGATAAATTCAGAGGGTGTTACTTTGATTATATCGCTTTTTGCACTCATACTTTTCTTGTGATTAGTTATCTTCTACTGTAACAGATTCTATCTTTTCATGCTTGGGATTGCTGCCTTTCAACAAGTCATTTTTTACTCTATCGGCAATCCGATCATTACTGACGGTATTCTTATCCTCGTAATTGTAGGATATGACAATGATTATCTTCTTCTTTTTCATTTCTATATTGTTTGAAACATATTGTACTGAAATTCATATCCCAATTCCCGCAGCCGCTTTTCCTGCACCGCACTGCGGTTCTTGCCACTCTCTGGAAGCACGGCCACACGCTGCTCACGGTTGAACAGGTAGCCTTTCTTCCGCATCTGGTAACGCAGGTTGCGTTCCTTACGCATTTGCTTGTCTTCCGTTCCCATGACCTAACAGTGTTTGCATAAGCAGGGTGTCGGCTATATCATTCACCGCCTGTGCGTCTTTTACTTTGTTGTTGAACGCGCCCACCAGATTGCGCAACCTTTCACGCGGTATCTTGTTGAAGTCCGTGTGCCCCGTGGCACGGCAGGCAATGCCTTTAATCACCGTGGCGTTGCTTTCTTTGCCCGTGGCTTTCAGATAGCGACCAATGGCGGCCATTACACGCTTGCGCAGTTTGTCCATTTCACCCGCGCCCGTCTTTTCGTTCGCCTGTGCCGAAAGTTTGCCGCACACGTTTATCAAATCGTGGGTGTCCATGTCGCGGCTGCTTTCAACCCCGTAACTTTCCACAATAGCGCGTTTCTCGGCATCGGTCAGTCCCAACACGCTGCAAAGGGTGTGGAACTTCTTCAAAATATCCCTGTGGATTTTATCCATCGTCTTGTTTTCTGCCATATCCTTTTACATTTTATCAATCCAATACTCCTGTGCGCCTGCCTCCCATATCACGAAGTCCGCGCCGCCCTCGCCGAGGTCGGCAACCTCGTAACGGGTAGTAACAAATGCCTTGTAACCCTCCACACGTATTTTTATCTCACTGTCATAGCGGATATTCTGTGCCATCATACCTTTGGGCTGGCCTGCCTTTTCATGACTGATGAAAATAAACAGCTTATCGGGGAACTCGTCGCGCAAAGTCTGGTACTGATCCATATTGAAACGCCTTAAATAATGCACGCTGTCAATCACAATCACGTCAGGACTTTGTTTCTTCTTCAAACGGGTACGCAGTTCTTTCAACTGTTCTTTATTCAGCAGGATAATACGGTTGCCGACTTCCGCCATGCCCACGCGTTCCCATGCCTTTTGCAATGACAGACTTAAACCCTGTTCCAGACTGTTGTATGCTACGCGGCGAAAGCGGGTAAGATACTTGCAGACCTGCATCACAAAGGTGGTTTTACCGCAACCGCTGCCGCCGTAGATTATCCACGCCCCCCGCAGTTCTGGCCGCCCGAAGCTGGCAAGAAACGCCCCGTCGAAGTCGGCCACCTCAAATTTGGCCGTCAGCACGTTTTTATTGCTTATCGCCCGTCCCATAACACTATTGCAATTCGATTATTTCACCTTTGGCAGCCTGTAAAAACATCCGCAATTCTGCGGGACGCAGACCGTCATAAACAACCTCCACGCAGCACTCGCGCCGAACATTCCGCGACACAATCAGTTCGCAAGTCGTGTTTTCCGAAAGCCATTTTTCCAGCATGTTGCGCACGCCTTTGGCCGTAGCGACTACCACTATTTTTTTGCTCATTTCACACCCTCCTTTTGTAAAGCCCAAATAGCGCGTTTTACACGGCGCAAATCACATTCGCAGTCCTCCACTATGCGATTGATGGCGTTCGTGGCTGTAATGCCGTTTGCCACGCAAATAGCGGCTATATCTTCACTGTTCACCACCTGCAACTCCACGAACTTGCGTCCCATGCGGCTGTAAATTTCCTCGTACCCCTTGCGTTTGGTGCGCAGCCCTTTTTTAATGCGCTTCTCCAGAAAATTGGTGGCGCAAAGGATGATGCCGCAGTGTCCCTCCAGCTGGTTGTAAAGACTGATAAAGAAATAAAGCACCTGATCCGAAAGTTTGTCGGCCTCGTCAAGCACCACAAGCGGGTTTTCCTTGCGTTTGAGCGTGTCGATGATGTCGTCCATCATATCCGACACCGTGCTGCCCGTGAAGTCCACGCCCATACATTGCAGCAGCTTGCCCATGAACGTGCGGCGGTTCCAATATTCAGAGCAGCAGAGGTGGTAAACATGGCGGTGCGTGGCGGCGTAGTTCTTTATGGCTTCCGTCTTACCGCAGCCAGCGTCACCCGTAACGGCCAGCACAAGGCTGTCCTCCCGGGCATTGTCAAGCAGAAAGCCCATGCGGCTGTACGCGCGTGTTTCAGCGATGCGCCACGCTTTTGCCTCGTGTCCCGTCTGGGCGGCTATCGTGCGCCACATTTCATCACTGATGGTGTCCCAATCACCTGCCAGCACCTTACTGACAGTGGCCGCACTTACGCCGTTCATACTGTTGGCCGCCTTGTTCTGGCTGCCTTTCTGCGCGCAGTAGTCTTTGAGACGTGCGGCAATCTGTTGTTTTTCGTCCTTTTGCATATTGTTCCGTTTTAAAAAATTGAATAATCGTCTTTATCTGTCGAGGGTGCGCCCTGCGGTATAATGGGAACTTCCACCGTCTTAACTTCTATCGCCTCCACATCAACAGCTTTCAGGCGTTTCTGCGCTTTCGGCAGTTTATGCTGTCCGCGGCTGTCACATAACAGCAGACGGTTTAACGTGTTGTCCTCACGCATGTACGTGTCGGCCTTTTCATAAGCGGCGTTCAGGTTCTCCAGAACGTACCCCTCCAGCCGTTCGTTAAAATCAAACACCTTTTGAAGTTCTGCGGCATCGCCCGTCTTTCGGTCGGCAAGTGCCATCGGCTGCACGTATTTCTCCGTCAGCATGAAACGCAGCGTGCCGTCTTCATTCACTGCCAGAACCTCATGCAGGTTGTCAGGGTCGTACTTGACCGTCCAGCGCGTTCCCGTGTGTTCCCTGAAACGGATGTCGAAACAGTCATAGTCGCGCTTCATGCCCAGAAGCGTGGGGCGCAGGCCGCTGCCCTCGATGGCGTTCTTGAAGCCTGTCGCTGCGCCGAAGCTGTACAGATACGCCTCACGGCTCAAAGGCAGGCGGCGTTCCGTCGGCAGGTTCTCCATCAATGCGCGGAACTGCGCTATTTTCAAGGCGCGTTCAGCCTGTATCATTTCCTCTATCTGGCGTCGGACGCCTGCCTCGTCGGGGAAACTGTGCCGAAGCCTGTTCAGGGCTTCCGCATTGGGCTGGCGTTTCGGGTTCGTTGTCACGCCGTAGCCGCTCCAGTTGTTCCACTTGTTGCAGTAGGTTTCATTCAGGTAGTCGAAATACGGTTCTATTACCTTTGACTTGGCGTTCTTCACGCGGGCGGGGGTCAGTAATTTGCCCATCACGCCATAAACAGGCGTCATGGCCTTGATGGCATAGTGGTCGCATTGTATCTGGTTTGCCCGAAGCATGACCCCGAAAAGCTCCTCGCTGTGCTTGGCAGCATTGCGCAGGGCTTCGGCTATCAAATCGGGGGTCTCGTGCGTGCCGATGGCATATCCTATCGGGTAATTTATACACGGGTCAAGCACCACCTCCAGCGTCAGACGGTTGTCGTAATTGGCGACGTTGTGTCCCTTGCTGTTCGTCTTGGTCTTTTGATAGAGCAGTTCCACATCCCAACCGTCAAGAGTCCACATCAGGAACGGAGCGGTCGGACGGCTGCGCTTCACCTGCATACTCTTTTCGTTGCGGAAATTCGTAAGACCGCGGCGGCCGATTGAAATTATAAGGTCTTTTTTCTTTCGCCACACACCGACGGCGGAGGGGGTAATCTCTTTCCAGCCGTTCTTGCGGGCTTCACGGTTATAATACCCCGCGATTGTTACGTCGTCAAGGTTGTTATGGTGCGCAAGTATGACCGTTAAAACGCTTTCCTTGTCTTCGTCATCCACCTTTGCGGCATTGATGTTCTGGAACTTCTTGCTGATAAAACACCCATATCCCTCGTGCAGGTATTCGTTGAATCGCCTTTGTAACCATTTTGCGTTTTCCGGCAATGAGTGTGGAAAGCGGTCTGCTATCCGCGGCAGGGCTGCTGCGGCTTTGCGCCAGAACTCCGTCTTGTTCAATTTCGGTTTGCTCTGACGCAGGCGGTGACTGTTGCTGGTTTCGATACACTGCCGAAAAGCGTTCATGATGGCGCAGTTGTTTGAATATTCCGCCTGCTTTTCGGGGGTGAGGTGGCGACCGTCGGCAAGCACATAGTCCGCATAGAACTGCATGGCCTGTCCGTCGGGGGTGATTGTGTCCATAAAAGGCTTGCTGTCGGCTTTTTCCTGCAAGTCAGGGTAACGGCGGTAAACCTCCGTGCGGTATTTCAAAGGCAAACTTTCAACGGCAAACTGCGCCTGTGTCCCATAACAGGCACGTTGCACCTGCTTGATTTGCTTACGACGGCGGAGCTGTTTCAAATTGCTCTCCGTCATTATGCCAGCTGTCAATTCTGCATGACTTATACAAAGCGTGTTACCGTAATATTCCATAATTTGCGTATATTTGTAGCGGTTGTTAAAAATTACATTTATGGAAGTCAATATTTACTGTTACCTGTCCGCTCCAGCTGTGGAAGAACATAACGTTCGAGAATATTTAGAAGAGTTTCTGTCTGATATATCAGGCATTCTACAAGTTGTGGCTCGGGCTTTCTTGATTGTATGGGAAAAGTCCGATCTTGCACCCGAACCAAACTATTTACAACATTCATTTGATGAAGAAGGCACTCTGACGCTGCCTTTATCCTTTCAGTATTCCTCTCTGGAACAGGCATATTTAAGGATTGAACTAATGAAATCTCTATTCTCAAATCTGGCCTACAAGAAAGGGGTTGAGATTGTTTTCGAGTACCACCTTGATGATTGATCCTGTTTTTGCTCATGGCTTAAAGGTTTTGTGCTTCCGCCTGTATGGCTGGAAACTGGTTTAACATTACGTTTTTGTAGTTCTTCACCGACTTGCCGTCTTTGATGATGTCCACACGCCCCGTTTTCTTGTTGCATTCCAGCATTACGCCATTGGGGAAATACTGACGCATATAGCCGTCAGCATCATGCATCGTTTCTATTGCAGGGGAGGCTATCATTAGAATACCTCCGCGCTGCTGTGCCAGATGGCGGATTTTCCGTGCCCGTGGGCTATCCCCCCCACGTTCAACAAAAGTCAGTGCCCGCCATACCGCCATTTTAGTAGTCCTGAAAGTCTTAATCAGGAACTCGCGGTTTTCTTTCGTTACTGCTATGTACTTTTCCATATTCAAAGTGTTATTTCGATTATATCCAGAATGTTGCTTGTTCTCATGCTGTTTACCGATAAGTTGGCATGTTGCACACCGTTTTCTCGCATCCATGCTTTCGCCTGGTTAATGGCGGTCGATTTATGCCAACCGTCGGGAATACAAGCCCCCAAATCATCGTATTGAGCGTTAAGTAATTCGTAATAATACCGCTTCATAACTTAAAGTATTTCAAAGTTTACCGTGGAAAACAAGGTATCATCGTGTTGTAGTTGGTTTATAAACCTTTCGCTTGCCGTAAATTCGATTGTCTGCCCGTCAAAGGCAAACGGTTTGCAGGTAGCCACGAGATAGCTTGCTAATCGTGCCACGTGTTCCGATGTTCTGTAAGTCTTCATTATCCTTTCACTTTTAGGGTTTAACATTCTGCGGCCTCGTTTTTTTTTCGTATCTTTGACCGCTGTGTTATTAGTTTCACACTGCAAATATAGTATAATAATACGAAATAAGCAAGATATTGCGAAATAAAAACGCAAAATATAGTAATATATTACGAAATGAAAGAAAAAAGTCCGATTTCAGGAAGAATACAGATGCTTATCAACGAGTTCTGTAATGGAAAGAACTCATTGTTTGCCAACAGACTTGGTGTAAACGAATCAAATATCCGAAGTTATTTAAGTGGAACACTACCCAAATTTGATATACTTTCAGTTATAGCTGAAAAATTCGCAATAAATTGCGAATGGCTTCTCACAGGCAAAGGGGAGATGATTAAGACTGTTCCTGAACCATCACTTAAAGACGTACAAACAACCATTGCTATAGGCAGACACTCTAATAGAAACGAAGGCATCCCATTAATTCCAATTGATGCTATGGCTGGAGCACTTTCTGAAAATAGTCAGACGATAATGGAATATGATTGCGAGCACTACGTTATCCCCATGTTCAAGGGTGCTGAGTTCTTAATACCCGTCAAGGGTGATTCAATGCAACCTAAGTATTACAGTGGTGACATCGTAGCCTGTAAACGCCTGTCACTTGATACATTCTTTCAATGGAATCGCACCTATGTAATAGATAGTGAACAAGGTGTGCTTATTAAGCGAATAAAGCAGGGTAAAGACAATGATCATATAATATTGGTGTCCGACAATCCGGAGTACGATCCGTTCCCACTCGAAAAATCACGTATCTATTCGTTAGCACTTGTAATCGGTGTCGTGAGAGCAGAATAA